CAAGTAGGTGCAAGTTATACAGCAGTAAGCAATGACTATGTACTTGTAAATGCAGCTACACATACTGTAACTTTACCTGCTGCTGCAAATGGTATTAAAGTAGGAGTTAAAATGATTAATTCTACAGTAACAAATATTAGAGTACTTACACCTTCAGCAGGAATTACTATTGATGGTACAAATAGGTCTGTTACAGGTATGCCGATATTTAATCAATATGATGCATACACATTTGTGTCTGATGGTACTAACTGGTGGATAATAGGATAATATTATGGCTTATATTGCAAATGGTAGAAATTATACTTATGGAGTTGTAAACACTTTAGCAGCGGTAGCTGCAATTAGTGGACCTTCTATTGGAGATACTGTGTTCTGTTTAGAGAACAATAGATTAATGTCTTATAATGGTTCTTTTATTTGGATGTGCAATGATTTTGTACAAATTACAAATGACAGTGGGGTAACTTTATCTAAAGGTGATGTAGTAATTATTAATACAGCAGCTACTAATTCTGTTACTAGAACTACTACTCAAGGAAACCCATTAGTATTAGGTCCTGTTGTATTCGGTAATGATACTACAAGACCTGTTGCAGTTGCTATATCAGGAATATATGATGTAAGAACAAATGGTTCTACTAATGCAGGAGATTATGCTTTAACAAGTACTACTACTGGAGCAGGAGATTCTACCACAACAATGGGAGATGGATTTTTTGGAGTATATGTTCAGCAAAATGCTGTGGCAGGACTTACTAAGTGTTTAATACGTTCTAAACCTGAATATTTCTAATGGCAACTTACTCAAATAAATTTACAAAGTTTGGTAATAAAACCAAAACACAGATAGATGCACTATCCGGTACTTATACATTAGTAGCAGGTGATAATGTGTACAATACAGATATTAATAAAGAAGAATATTGGACAGGAACCAATTGGATAAATGATGATTGTGTAGAAGTAGTAAACAATGCAGGAGCTACAGTATCAGTAGGACAGGTAGTTAATATAGATAATGTTTTACCTGCAGCTAGTCAAGCTACAGTAGAACTTGCTGATACATTTGCAGATAATTGGCATATAGGTGTTGTTTACAGAGGTGGAATAAATGGAGCAAAAGTAATTGTAGCTTGTAAAGGTTTTTACAAAATAAAATTTACTGCCGCTACCACAACTACAACAAGACAACATATTGTTCAACTTACTATAACAAACGGAGAAGCAAGTTCAACAGCGTCAAAAACTGGAGGAACAGGTTCAATTGGAGTTATTGCAGAAGCATTTGCAACAATGCCTGCAGACAGATTAGTAAATTGTTGGATTAATTCAGCAGAATGTTTTTAATTATGGGAGTATTAACTAGAGGACATTTTACTTATGGTAGCCAAACTTGGGCTAACATTATCCTTATTACAGGAGCTAATGCAGGTGATACTGTATGGGACACAACTTATGCTAAAAAACGTGAGTGGGATGGTAATAACTTTGTACATGCAAATCAAAAATCTATGGTAACTACTACAGGTTTTTTAGATGGAGGAGTTGGTGTTTCTTCTTCTACTGTCAATAATCAAATTGGATTTCAAGCATTAGCAGCAGATACAGAAGGAATTATAGGAATTGTAGAAAATGGTAAAGGAAATGTTATAGGAGTAACTGTTCCTATGACATATCATGGTACTGTAAAAGCATTAGTTGTTGCTACGGGTGTAAACCCTTCTAACCCAGGAGATTTTGTAAAAAATGACACTACAAGTAATGGATATGCAAATACTGCAGCAGCAGGAGCAGGAACATTTGCTTTATATGTAGATGCTGCAGCAACAACAACAGGATTAAGAAGTATAGTATTTAGACCAGTAGAACGTAATTAATATGTCACATTTTTTTTATAAATATGAAGTTTACACAAATAAAGAGGGTGTAGACTGGACTGTCCTAAAATGGATAGCAGATAGTGAATATGATGACACTATAAAGATTGATAAAGCTACTGCAGATTTAACTCCTGCAGATGAGGCAATGTTAAATCATTTTTTTGAAGAGGGTGGTGTAGTGCAAGATAAAACAGAATTTCCTGTTCCCCCGGATGCACCGGGTAACATAATGTAAGTATTATAATTTATGAAAACTTCACAACAAGGCATAGACCTAATTAAGGGATTTGAAGGATGTAAGTTAAAAGCTTATGTTGATCCTGGAACTGGTGGATTACCAATAACTATTGGGTATGGAAACACAGCTAGGAAAGATGGCAGCAAATTTAAATTAGGTGATAAGATTACTCAAGAAAGAGCTAATGAATTATTTTTAGAGTTGCTTCCTAAGTATGAAGCTACTGTAGATAGGAATATAAAGGTTATTTTAAACCAAAACCAATTTGATGCACTAGTATCTTTTTGCTGGAATTGTGGTAGTTCAGAAGCTTTATTTAGATTAATTAATCAAAAGGCTACTGATGAGGTTATCTATGATTGGTGGATAAACCATTATGTTACAGGAGGTGGAAAGTTACTTCCTGGATTATTAAAAAGAAGAAGAAAAGAAGCAGATTTATACATTAAAAAATAAGATTATGAAAAATTTACAACAAAGATGGAACACTAAGACACCAACATTTTGGAAAAAAATGCAAAAAATTGGTATCATAGCAGGAACAATAGGAGGAATTATTATTGCTTCTCCTGTAGCATTACCTGCATTATTGGTATCAGCTAGTGGATATTTATTATTAGCTGGAACTGTAACTGCCACATTATCACAGTTAACCGTGGAATCAACAAATTAATTTTAAAAAGGTGCACTGTATCTAGTAAAATATTACTATATTAGAATATATATTATTTTTTATTTTTATTACCATGGATTCAATACTTACAATAGGTTTATTTGTTATAGGTTTTATAATAACACTTATAGGATACTTTTTAAAAACAACACACACATCAATAATTGCAGATGTACAAGTTCTTAAAACTAATGATCATGCTCATACAGAAGAGGAGGGTAGATTAAAAGGTAAAATAGAATTACTTGAACAAGAACATAGACTTAAATATCAGTTGATCACAGAAACAACTCAACAAGAGATTAAGAATATGGCTGCTAAAATTGGTGAGTTATCTGATACAGTTGGTAAACTAATTAGTTTTCACCTTAAAAGTACAAAATGATATTAAGTCAAATTAGAAATGCTGTTATTTCAAAAGGTTATAAATGGTTTGAAGATAATGCAAATAAAGGTTATGATGTTAATATTGTTGGTGTCCGTAATAGTTCTACTGGTAAAAAAGTAACTAATGTATTTGATGATTTAATTACAATATCATATAAAGATGATAAAGGTATTTGGAAATATCATGAATGGATGAATACAACTGAGCCAGGTAAAAAAGGTGTAATGGAGTATCATAACCCAAAAGGTGCAGCAAAACTTATTCCAGGACAATACAGAGGCGTATATTCAATTGATAAACATCAAGGTAAATATGAAGCCTTATGTCAAAGAAATGGTACTGTAACTATTTTTAGAGATCATAATAAAGATCTTACATTTGATGAAGTAATAAGAGATAATGGTATGTTTGGTATTAATATCCACAAAGCAGGTCAAAATTCTACATGGGTAGAAAACTGGTCAGAAGGATGTCAAGTATTTAAAAGAGTAAGAGACTTTGATGAGTTTATGAAGATCTGTAAAATAGCAGAAAAAATACACGGTAATCACTTTACTTATACACTAATAGAATCTAAAGATCTAGTAATAGTATGAAATTAAGAAATGCTTGGAAGATAAAAAATAAACAATGGGATAAAGCCTGTGTAAGAATCCGTCTTGGAGCTTTAGACTTATTCACTATTGAATTTGATATTGATAGAAGCTTTTACATGTTGACCATATTAAACTTTACAATTAAAAATAGATAATAACTACACATATATAATATAGAACTCAGGTAATTAACGTACCTGAGTTTTTTATTTTAAATACTAAAAGTTTAAACTTATTTTGTATATTTGTGTAAACATTTAAAATATATATTATGAGTACAGAAAACCAACATCAAGAAGAAGTAGAGTTAACAGCAGAAGAATTAGCAGAAAGAAAGGCTGATATGCTTAAATTTTACACAGAATCAATTCCTTATTTAACAGCACAACTAGAGTATGAGAAAGTACTATGTGAAATTGATGAGGCTAGATTCAAAAGAACAAGTATTAACTATCAACTTGCAATGATGATGAACCCACCTACTGAAGGTGAAGAAGAAATTAATGCACCATCACCAGAACAAGAAAGAAAACTTAAAACTCAATAAGAACTTATGGCATTAGTAAATCAAGTACAGAAACGTGCTGTAATGCCTAAATGGGAAATTGTTAAATTTCAGATATTATCTCACTGCTATATTAATCATATAGTGGTGAGTGATTCTGACTTAAACTGTTTAACATTATTGAGCATGTCAGGACCTATTGAATTAACTCATTTTTGTTATGATGCTTCTTCTGATGAACAGATGATATTTAAGTCTCCACAAACAGTTAGAAATGCAATTAATAAAGCAATGAAGACTATGTTAGTAATTAAAGATGATGTAGATAAAAAACTTATCAGATTAAATCCTATCTTGCAAGTACAAACAGAAGGAGATATATTATTAGATTATAAATTTTTAGGAAGATGATCCCAAAAAAACCTAATATACTATATAAACAAGTTGCTGAAGATTTAAATGTCTCAGAAACACTTGTAGATAATTTCATGACTTTCTACTATAAAGAGATAAGAAAGAATCTAACTGAGTTAAATCATATCAGAATAAACTTAGATGGTTTAGGAATCATGTCAATTAAACCTAGATTAGTTACTGCACTCTTGGATAAGTATCATAATAGTATTGAAACACTAAATACTGATACTATGGCCAATTATAACTATAAGAAAAGAATAGAAGCTAAAGTTATATTATTAGAGAAAGCAGATAAAATGCTAAAAGCAGATAAAAAAATTAAAGATAAATTTTTAAAGGATAAAGCAGATGGTAAAGCTAAAGGAAATTTGGAACAATAGAAAACAGATTATGGAAGGTATTAAGAACTCTGTAATAAGAGATGCCTTTGTAGAAAAGATTTCAGCAGATAGAATGGAGTTATGTAATGTATGTATAAGAAAAGATACTAAAGGTTCATCATGTGTAATGCCAGGGACGCAACCATGTTGTAATTTATGTGGATGTTCACTTACATTTAAAACAAGATCATTATCATCAGACTGTCCAGACTTAAGATGGAAAGCAGTTATTACAGAAGAAGATGAAGATAAACTAGAAAAATTATAAAGATGAGTATAGTATTTAAAGCAGATGACCATAGTTATACTAGTACTGAAGGTGAAGAATCTATCAAATGGACTAGTGTAACAAGTCTTATATCAAAATTAAAAAAGCCATTTGATAAAGTTAAAGTAGCTGCTAGATGCTCTAAACAAAAAAAATCAAAATGGTTTGGTATAGCACCAGAAAAAATACTTCAAATCTGGGATAGTGAAGCACTAAGAGCTACATCATTAGGGACCTTTTATCATAATCAAAGAGAATCAGATCTATGCAGTCTATCTTCATTGGAAGTAGATGGTGTGATAATACCAATCATAACTCCGGTACCTGAAGTAAACAATTTAAAGTATGCTCCTTCTCAGAAATTAGAACAAGGTGTATATCCTGAACATATGGTTTATTTAAAGTCTGCAGGTATATGTGGTCAATCAGATTTAGTAGAAGTAGTTAATGATAGGATAAATATCATTGATTACAAGACAAATAAGAAGATTGATGTTGAATCATATAAGGATTGGGATGGGATTAGTGACAAATTACAGGAACCTGTATCACATTTGGATGATTGTAATTTTAACCACTATGCACTACAATTAAGTATATATATGTATATTATGTTAAAGCATAACCCAAAATTAAAACCGGGTAAATTGTTTATACATCATGTTACATTTGACTTAGATGGAGTAGATGAATGGGGATATCCTATTACTAAATATACTGATCAAGGAGATCCAGAAATTAAACAAGTAATACCAATGGAGATACCATATTTAAAAGAAGAAGTAATTGCTATAATTAAAAATTTATAATTATGAAATTTTATGAAGTAAGAAATTATGACAAGAACTACCCAGGTAGAACAGTTATATTAGGTTATTCAGGTTTAGTATTATTTAGATATAAAGGTAAAATACTTGTAAAGATTAAACCTAATCAAAAAATAAGTAAAAACTATTCAGAAATTGAAGAAGAGTATTTAAAAGGATATGTTGTAGTTAACAATGATCATTTATTTCTTAATCCATATCTTGCTACTGGATTTATAGATGGCTTTAAAAAACTATTTAATATAAAGTCTAAACCAAAAGTAATAAATCCTTTTTAACATGTTAATAAAACTATTTGATGTACAAAATAATGTAGTAATACCAACTGAACATTGTTATACCCTACATGCACTTAAGGATGTTATGGATGAATATCCGGAAAACTACATTAAGATATATCAGTACTTGTTTTATATGACATGTCCTAATCCTGATATGAATCCATTCTTTCACACACCAGAGATAGATAAAGAAGATTTAATTCTAGCTGAGATAAAAGCTGAATTTTCTACTGAGGATAAAACAATATATCAAGCATTAGTATTCTGCCAAAGATTATATGAGACTCCTACATATAGAGCATATAAAGGTATGGCATCTATGTTAGATAGATTAGCTAGATATATGGAGACTACTCCAATTACTGCAGGAAGAGATGGTAATATAAATTCATTAGTTGCTGCAGCAAAGAACTTTGATCTTATTAGAGCTTCTTTTAAGGGAGTATATAAAGATTTACAGGAAGAACAATCTAGTAAAGTTAGAGGAGGAATTGGTTTATCTTATGATAGTTAATTATGGAAAATATGTACACGGATATTCCCACCTGGGATAATGGAACATGGACTACTACATCTTTTGGTACAAGAAAAGAATTTGGTGAGTTTGTGTTTGCATTATTTAAAGAGCCTGGTGAATATGATTTTGATGATGTCAGTAATAAAGTATTTATATCTGAGTCAACAAGATTTAATATAGAAAAAGTATATTGTGTAGCTCCATTTAAATCTAAAGATTTTATTAACTATTGGGAAGACCAAAAAGCTAAATGCAGATTAGGTATGATAATTAAATCAGGACCTAAAACCTGGTTCCTTACAAGAGATTATTATATGTGGTTAAACTTCTTACCTATTTTTGATAAGGAAGAACAAAAATTTGGATTTGCTAAGATAAGAGATGCACAATATCATATGGCTTTATATGAGATACTTGCAGAAATAAACTACATGCACGTAGCTATTCTTAAAAAAAGACAGATAGCTAGTTCATATTTTCATGCAGGTAAACTCATTAATCAGTTATGGTTTGAAGCAGGGGTCACATTAAAAATGGGTGCATCACTTAAAGATTATATCAATGAGAAAGGTACATGGAAGTTTTTATCTGAGTATGCAGCATTCTTAAATGAACATACTGCATGGTATAGACCTATGTCTCCAGATAAAATAATGATGTGGCAACAAAAAATTGAGATAAGAAAAGGAGATAGAAAAGCTGAAATAGGACTTAAAG